ATGATCGGTGACTATAACGCACCTGATGAAGACGAGTGGATTTACCGGCTTGCCGAAGAGACTTGCCCTGATAACTGGTCCTGGCATAAACAGCCCGGTGCTGCGATATGGGATGAATCCAGCAAGCAGTGGATCATCAATACCAAGGCTGAGAACTACAACAACCTGCCTGATGACTATTACGAGAATCTCATCAAGGGTAAGGAGAACGATTGGATCAAGGTCAACCTTGGAAACGAGTACGGGTTCTCGATTGATGGTAAACCTGTTCAACCCCTGTACCAGGATAGTATCCACTGCCAGCCATGCGAACCAACACCGGGGTATGACATTCAGTTCGGAGTAGATTTTGGTCTGACACCTGCTGCTGCATTGGGACAGAAGATCGACGGTCAATGGAGAATCTTCGATGAGGTGGTGACAGAGGACATGGCTGCAGATGAGTTTGCACCCATGATGTCTGACATCATTCGCATCAAGTACCGGGACTTCAAGTTCAGCCAGGGGTACGGTGACCCGGCTGGCGGTCAAGGCAATCAATCAACGAAGCGCACACCGTTTATGATTCTCAATGCTGCCGGTGTACCGTGTGTACCAGCATCAACGAACAATGACGTACCCATCAGACGCAAGTCACTGTCGAAGCATTTCATCCGCAACACGATGGCACATGAACCAGGCATCATCATCTCTCCCCGGTGTAAGACGCTCAGGAAGGGATTGGCAGGTAAGTTCTGCTACCGCCGGGTCCGGGTGGCAGGTGATGAACGGTTCCATGACCAGCCTGACAAGAACAAGTGGAGCCACGTTTGTGAGGCACTGGAATACTTGATGGTGGGTGCGGGTGAGGGCAGAGAATTACTATCAACGCCTGGTCAACGAGCCAGGAAACCTAGAGTGAAGCGTTCTTTGGCCAGATAGTCTGGACATTCGTACACTGTTCATCTCGGTATAAGAGAGTAAAATTACTTTACTCGTATTGGCCGGGAGACTGCTGGCTTGAAACCGGACGAAGTTTGCAAACGATTAGCGACGCTCCAGACTGAGCGCAACAACCTCGACTCGCTCTACCAATTGATCGAGCGATATGTGCGACCCTTCACTGGTGAGTTCTTCTCGACAAGCCAGGGGGAACTGTCTGTCGATTGGAGAAGCCGACAACTATTCGATTCAACGGCTATCGTCGCTGCGAATCAACTCGCATCGTCAATTCACGGTTCACTGACTCCACCACTGATCAAGTGGTTGAATCTGGTTTTTCAGGACGAAGAACTCAACCAGAACCAGGAGGCCGCCGAATGGCTGCAAGAGTGCGCCGATATCTGCTATCAAGCACTGCAAGAGAGCGACTTCCATTTGGAAATGAACAAGGTGTACCTGGACCTGGTGAGTTGGGGCATAGCGTTCCCGATTGAGGAAGAGACTGAGGAAGGCTCAGGTGATTTGAACTTCACCTGCTCACCCATGAAGTCTACATGGTTTGAAGACGGCGAAGACGGACAGCCCAGAGCATTGTACCGTGAACTCAAGTGGTCACCATCCCAGTGCGTGGACAAGTTTGGTGCAGACTGTCCACCCGCGATAGTTGAGAAGCTCGACAACGGTAAGCTGACCGACAAGGAAACAATCGTATTTGTGATCTGGAAGCGCGACATCACCCCCATTGACGCTTCAAAGCCTATCGCCGCCAGCCAAAGGCTGTGGGGTTACCAATATGTTTATGTGAAGGGTAAGGAACGGATTGGAGAAGAGGGCGGATATTACGAGCGGCCAGTATTTGCGCCGAAGTGGATGGAGCATTCAGACAGCAAGTTCGGTCTGTCTCCATCGATGAGGGCGATGCCTGACATCCTGTCACTAAATCAACTGGTTGAAGTGGTTCTGACCGCTGCTGAGAAGGCCATTGATCCCCCTTTGCTGGCAGAAGAGGCAGGAATCTTTAGCGATATAGATCTGAAGGCCGGTGGTTTGACGATGGTCCGGTCCCTGGATGACAGTCTGCGACCACTGAATATTGGTGGATCGTTTGATGTGTCTCAGCTCATCAAGAGTGACCTGGTAAATGCTGTTCGCAGTGCGTTTCATGCTGATGACCTGCAGCTCAAAGAGTCTCCGGCCATGACTGCAACTGAAACAATGGCTCGAATGGAACTCATGCAGCGGGTTCTTGGTGCCACGTTTGGATATCTGAAATCCTATATGCTGGACCCTATCATTGAGAGAACTTTTGCAATCCAATTTCGAGCCGGGAAATTGCCCGAACCCCCCGAAATCGTCACGCAATCTAGTGCTGAAATGGACGTTGAATACCTGGGAACCTTGGCTCGAGCGCAGAAGCGTGATGAGGTCGATGCCATTCAAGGATTCTTGCAGGATGTCTCGGCCATCGCTCAAGTCTTTCCTGCCGCGCTCGATGTCCCGGATGTGGACAAGTTCATTCGTCGTGCCGCTGATGCCAGGAATATCCCGAAAGAACTCATGCGTGGTGATGAGGAGGTCATGGATCGCCGTCAAGAAAAAGAGATGATGATGAAGCGGCGTGAACAGCTCGAACAGGAACAGATTGCAGCCGACACCGGCGCAACCGCACTACAGGCTTTGGACGGTGGCAGACAGCAGTAGACGCAATGACGTTGCTGATGTGTCGCGGAAGAGAAACATCCGGCGGCGTAACGCTATCCGTTCAGCATTTAAAGACAATCCCGAAGCGCTCCAGGCAATGACAGATTTGTTTGGTCATAGCGCCGCGGAAATGAGTAAGGCCGATGACAACCTCGTAAGGGTGTGGCTAGGACACCAGGAAGTCGTTGAAACACTAAGCAGAATTGACGCTATGGAGCATGAAGATGTCTGAACAAGAAGCAGAGGCACTTGACACTACGGGTGGTGAAGAACAACAGGAACAGGTGCAGCCTGTTGAGGATTGGAAGAAGTTGGTTCCTGAGTATGGTCAGGAGTTTGAAGAGGTTAAGAACTCGAAAACCTTTGAAGATTTTTTTAAGGATTATGACACCTTACGCACGTATCGCGGCCAAGCGATTCGATTGCCTGGGCCTGACGCAAGCGACGAGGACAGGGCAGAGGCACGACGAAAGTTGCTTGAGCGTGACCCTGAAGGGTTGGTCATGCGCCCCAGAAATGACGAGGAGCGCATAGCATTTCAGAAATCATTGGGTATGCCTGATGAAGCTGCGGCTTACAATGTCGAAGTGGATGGGTTTAGTCCCGATCCCGACCGGATGTCGTCAATTCGTGAACATGCACATGCTGCCGGGTTGACTACGGACCAGTTCGATATGTTTGTGACTGCAATGGCGCAGGATGAGGTTGCCGCAGCCAAAGGTCAGAGTGGGAGACAACTACAATCCTTGACCGAACTGCGTGAGGAATGGGGTGCTGCCTATGAGCAGAAAATTGACGGAGCGCGGGACTTCTTGACCAAAATGCAAGCACCTGCTGCATTCCTGAATGCTGAACGAGATGGCATGTTTGATGCTGGCGATTATCGGTGGATTGATGATTTAGCCACGCGCATTGGAGGCGAGGGGCAGCCAACAGCTAGCAATGGGCATGATCCGTCAAAGCTCACACCTGCTGAAGCACAACAGAAAATAGACGAGATACGGGGCAACAAGGACCATGCGTTCAATAGTCAAACGGCTGACCCCATCGCCAAACAAAGGGCGATAGAGGAGATGCTCTCATTGCATAGGATGCTGCCTGGTGGATCACAACAAGCTGGTGGAGTGAGGGCGTTTGGCGAACCAGTGAACTAATGGGTGGAGGATATGGGCAACATAAAAAACATCTTTGACGTTATTGGCTACATCGCTGCAGGAGCGTGGGTCGTCATGTTCCTTTATGTGAGCAACAGCATGGCAGAACATGAAGCCGCGCCTCACGCAGGTGCAGCAACCAAATTGGAAATTGGCGAGGTCAGGATTGATGTGACCTCAAACGCTCAAGCGATAGCTGCTAACGAGAAGTTCAACACAATGGTTAGGGAAACAAACTCCAGGGAACACACTCGCCTGGAAAAGAAGCTGGATTCAAATGCGGTGGTCCTAGCAAACATCTGGACGGCGATGAAGGAATGATCTTCAAGCTGGGAAACAGATCATTGGAGATCTTGCAAAAAGCGCACCCTGAACTTCAGGAAGTTGTTAAAAATGCAATCGTGATGACTGATGTTGACTTTAGTGTGGTTGAGACTCTGCGCTCCAGGGAGCAACAGGCAGAAAACATCCGCAACAACGTGTCATGGTCGATGGACAGTGATCATCTTGCAAACGCAGATGGCGTTTCAAGGGCAGTAGACATTTACCCGTGGAGGAACGGGG